GTTGGACGCGAGGCCAATGGCCGCCGCGAGGCCGTGGAAGGCTGCCGTGATCCGCTCGATCTCGCGGATGGAGCTCTCAAAGTGCTTCGGGATCTCCTGGATGTCTTTGACGAGCCAGTTGACGGCATCCGAGACCGCATTGCTGGCGCCGGCCGCCTTGTCCATCTTGCCGGCAGCATCGATCAGGGCGTTGTTGAGCCGTTCGAAGCCCTGGCTGAGCGTAGGGGTGGTCTTGGACGCCATGTCGTCAAGGACATGCTGGCCCGCCTCAAAGGCGCGGAAGAACGCCTCGGATGAGACCTTGCCATCCTTCACGAGAGCCGTGAGCTTGCCGACTGAGCCGCCTGCCTCTTCCAAACCCGCAGCCACCGCCCGCAGGACCGGCTGAGCGCCATCGATAAGGCTGTTATATTCCTCTGCCTGGACCTTGCCGCCGCTCAGTGCCTGCGAGAGTTGCAGGAGTGCGCCAGAGGCTTCCGTGGCACTCTGCCCAGAGACGCGGAGGGCGGTCGCCACGCCCTCGGTGAACCGCATCAGCTCGGGCGCCGTGACGTTGAGTTCCTTCTGCGCGAGCGTCAGCCGTCCATAGAGGGTTGCAAGCGCCTCGATGGGTGCGCCTTGACGCTGAGCCGCAGCGAACAGGTCCTCATAGGTCCGCTTCAGGTTCTCGCCCTCAAGGCCGGTGACCTTCAGGGCGTTCTGAACGCGTGTGAAGGACTCGCTGAACTGCGCCACCTGGCGAACCGATAGACCGCTCAGAATCCCGGCAAGGCCCGCCTGGATGGAGCGGCCAACACCGCTCATGAGGGTTTCGATGCGCTTCGCGGCCTGCTGGGTGCGGCGCTCGACGCCCCGCATGGCGCTATCCGTCGACTGACGCGAGCGGGCCATCTCCTTCTCGAATTTCTTGATGTTCGCCTCTAATGATACAACTAGGCGTTCAAGATCGGTAGCCATGGGGCCTCACATGAAGAAGACTATCGCCGCAGCCGTCATTGCGGCGCCTAGCATTGCGCTAGGGCAGGCAAGCATTGGAGTGGAAACTGAGACCCTTGTCAGGGTTGGAAACGAAGTTCGGGCGAATTTCAGTGTAACGAATGGCACAGGCCGTGCGATTCGATCTGTATTCGTTGAATGCACGTTCTTTGACGGCGACAAGAAGCCGTTCAATACTCAAACGGCAGTTGTAAGCAACTTACAGACTGGAGAAAAAGCATTCGGAAAAGCGACGATTATTGACCTGAAAACGGTTAAGACCGCTGAGTGCCGCTATTCCCAGATGACGAACAACTAGCTCTGCAGCCAGCCCCAGAGTGCTTCCTCCTCGGATGAACTCAGGGCCTTTTCAGCCTTGGGATCGTGCGCTTTTGCGTACTCAGTCACGGCAGCGTTGAACTCCCATAAGGACAGTTCATCGACCTGCCGTGGCGTCCACGCTAAGATGGCTCCCCAACCATAGAATCCGGCAAAGGTGATGTGCTCTCGCTCATCATCTCTACCGGCTGCTTTTTTCCCTCAACGGCTTCCTCCTCGGAGCCGAACAGGGCCGCGCCTAGGACGAGCGTGGCGTGGACGCTGCTTTCCACGATGGGGCGCTCTTCGACATAGCGCCGCACCAGATCCAGAGCATCGGCCGGCCTTGTGCCGCCGCCGATAAGACCAAGCCGCATGATCTCGCGGATCTCGTGCGGCCAGGCGTTGTTCGACCGAACCGCCTCAAAGAGGGTGGCAGGCCCGATCAGGGAGGCCCCAAGCTTAATGCGAGGCCGATTGACGGCTTCCTGCAGCTCGCGCAGCTGGCCGATCGCTAGGCGGAAGGTGTAGGTGCCATCCGCCCAATCCAGTTCAATCGAACCGTTCCGGCTCATGCGGCGGCATCCACCCAAGCAACGGCGCCACTGGACGGCATCTCGATTGAGACGGTAGCGCGTTCGCCACGCGTTGCTCCGACCTCAAAAGACGTAAGATGGAACAGGCCCTGCCAATATCCGCCGCCCTGCGCCGCCGTGCCGCCGATCTCGACCCGAGCGAGAACCGGTTCATCGCTCTCAAAGACGGCCCGCCACCGAGGGATCGACTCGCGGGCAAGAACGCCCTCCCCGCTGATTGAGGCGGATTTTGAGACTACGTCCCTGTCCACGAAAGCAGCCTTATCTTCATCGTCACAATCGACGCTGGTGGTTTCATTCGTCTCCTTCGAGAGAGTGAACGACCTCTCGGTGAGGCCGCAGGGCGCAATGAACGTGCCAGGCGCCGTTGCACTCTCTAGCATTACTTTGACGCCCGAAAACGGGACGGTAGTGGCCTGTGCCATCTGCTTTCTCCATGAAAAAGCCCGCACGAAAGCGGGCGGCTAAGCGCTGCGATGTGACCGGAATTAGAGAAGCGTCAGGCGCTTCGCGTTCTTCCTCAGGTTATCTTCGGCCCACAACGGCCTCAGATTGGGTAGTGACCAAGCGGCCTTGAATTCAGGGTCTTCGGGGCTCTCAAACTTGTGGAGTTTCAATGGAATTACGTGGTCGATGTGCCATTTGCCCATGTTGTGCCAGCCCATCCCTGGCAGGAACTGGCGTTCAAGGTGTGTCCGCAACTCATCGACCGTGTAATCAACAAATCCTTCCCACGGCTGCCCCTGCTTGTATTCCTTTACAGAGCGCCAGATCCCATGCCGCATCCGATAGTTAAGGGCGAACATCGGATCATTTTTCTTGTTCTGATAATGGCGCTTGTATCTGAGCTTGTGCCTTTCGGGGTGCCTCGCTTTGTATCGTTCTTCTCGCTCTTTCTTGACTGCTGGGTTCTGCTCACGCCACTTCCGCTCTTCTTCTCTAAGTCGCTCGCCGTGTCTTAGGCGATAGCGCTTATTTCTGTCTCGTGATGTCTCTATTCTCCGTTCTCGTGAACACGGATCGCAATACAACTGCTGCCCATTCACGACCGAGAACGAACCACTGCACAGAACGCATGAACGCGTCTCTCCAAGTGCAGGCATTCCTGCTTGTCGGCGCTTTTGGCGCTCCAGTTCTTTATTTCGCTCGTTCTTCACCTGCACCTGGCAAGGGTCGCAGTAGCGATGCAATCCGCCCCGAAAAGCCATGGAGCATGAGCAGCGCGCGCACTTTATCAAGGAACCCTTTGGAACAGCTTTGCCCTGCCGCCTGCGCTTCGCTCTATCCTCCATCTTCTGCCGCGCTACGACTACGCCACATTGATCGCAGTATTTTTGGCTTGAGTTGCGCTTTTCACATTGCTTCCCACAATGCGCGCAGCTGATCGAGATTATGGTTTTAGGCCCCATTACTAGATTTGAAGACTAAACACCTGATTTGTAAACCTTATCCATCAACTATCCACGCTCTCAACAAGAGCGCGGAAGGTCATGCGCGCGCGGGAAGTCAGCGCATCGCTTTCGGTAGTGATGTCGGTGTCGCGGTGCACGATCTCGACCAGAGCATGAGGCTCCTCAAGGACGAGAGGCGCGAAATTCAGGGCTTTCCTGACGGCCTCGGCCACGCGGGAGGCTTCCACCTTGCCCGGCTTATCTGACCATGCATCAAGGTCGATATAAACCTCACGCCCATCGATGCACTCGGCCCCGTCTTCGATCTCTTGAAGAGCGCGGATCTGGACATAAGGGAGTGTGTAGCTGGCAGGCACGCGGTCATAGACCCGGCCAGCGATCAGGGCATTTACCCCAGCGTCAGCCTTCAGCCTTGCCACGATGGCCCCTTGGAGGGCGAGTTCAGCACTCATGAGCTTGCGATCTCTCGGGCCGCCTTTCGGGTGGCTCTGGTGATGCGGGATTTGACGCGCTTCCGGAGGGCTCGGAACGGTCCATAGAAAAACGGGCGGGGTGCCGTGCCGGGGTGGTCCGTTCCTGCGAACATGCCGCCCTGCTTGTGAGGGGCTGTTCCGAATTCCTCCCATCTCGCCCAATAGACTTCTTTGCTACCGGCCGTGATGGTCACAGTGAGGTCAGGGTCGCCCTTCTCGCCTCCAGATGACAGGGAGCCAGAGTTCTCGGTCGAAGCCCCGCCCCTGTGCGCCTGGATGGTCTCAGCGACCCGCTTGCTTTGTGCTAGCCGCTTTTGCATCCCGACGATCTCGTCGGCGCCTTCCTTAATCGCGGGCGCTATTGCGTCCCTTGCCTTTTGCGGGAGTGCTGCCAGCTTCCGAAGAAGCCGTTCCCTGTTCTGCACTTTCGCCATTGATGATCTCCACGGCCCCGGCTGCGTTGGCGGCCTCGTATTCGGCCTCGGTGATCTTCACCTCATCGCCGGCAGCCCGGGCCATGACGACCGAGGCACGGGGGCGATAGTCGAAGCGTTTGGTGTATCGAACCTTCCGCATTCAATTTCTCCATAGAAAAAGGCGCCCCGAAGAGCGCCTCAACCAACTATCTTGGCTTTTCTCAAAGGACGGGCTTAACTGAGTTCTTAAACCCGTCACCCGATCTCCTCACCGCCTCAATGCTGAACTTTATCATCGGTCTGACTTGGATCTTCTCGTCCATCGGCCTCGTGCTCGTCGGGCGCCTGCAGTTCTTTGGCGGCCTGTCCGAACGGCTTGGGCGAACGATCTTTCTCATATGTGCCGCGGCTTTCTTCGGCCTCGGGTATTATATGTGGTCTGAAGTGCAGCAGAAGGCCGTTGCTGCCGGCTTCGAAAGTTCACAAGACCAAAGAGAGGCAAAGAAGGCAGGCTTCACGGATCCTGAGACTTGGAGGGCAGAGAAACTGAAGCACTCGTCTCAACCTGCTAGACAATGAGGGCTAGCTGACACCACCAAGGGTGCAGGACAGGAGGCGGAACTGCCTCCGATATTCTTCCGGGTCTGTGACGGACAGGATCGCGAAGACGCGGGAGGGATCTCTCGCATCCACGGCTCGCCATTCGGTTTGAATGCCTGCGGTCTGGGACGACCAGCGCACCCAGACATCGACAGGGTTTATGCCCTGCAAGCGCTGAGCGGTGACTGTCTCTCTCCCTGGAGAAGCGGTCACGCGGGCTGCGACGGTGAACTGATCCGTCCAAGGACCGGAGACTTCATTGCCATAGCCATCATCTACGGTGCTTCTGGCTTGGAAGGTGATCCGGTCGCGAAGCTGTCCAGATGAAGGCATTGTTAACCCTCTTGCACGGCGCCGAAGGCTGCCTTGTGGATAAGGATGGGGACAAAACTCCCCGGCTCTTCGGGGTGAAATTCGCCGCGATTAGTTCCGTCAGAGGACACCGAAATTTTCGTTTCAGCAGCAAGGTTTGATTCAGGATCTAGGGCCCAAAACCCGCGCCTGCTTTTGCGTACCCAGGTGCTTTCGTGTCCCCATCAAAGCTTCATATTCTCTTCACTGTCATCGCCTTGATCACGCTCGGGAAGGCTCCCGTCGTTGCTCCTGTCAGAAACCCTGATGTTCACGCGATGATCAGGATGTCAGTCACGCGAGACCCGGATGCATAGTGCCGCTGATGACAATGCCGACGGGTATTCTGGCACCACGATATGGCCACGATTGGTACGTGTTATGCAGTCGTGCGCTTGAAGCCCCCGAAAGCGCCGCCGCCCTGGCCGAGGATTACGAGAGCCCTCAGCCGGGGCGTTTTCGTTTGTGCAGCAACGTTCTCTTCATTCATCTCGCACTATGGTTGCCCTGCGGTGTTGCAACCGGCATCGCATGCGCCCTGGCGGAGATTTCCCAAGACAGCACTCTTAGCTGGGGCGCACTGAAGCTAGACTTTCGGTCGGCGCTTAGCATTAGTCCTCTCGCCGACGCGGCAATTGATCCAGTTTCGATACCGTCCTAGTTTCCGCAATTGAAGCGTCCATGAAAAAGGCCGCCCGAAGGCGGCCTTCCGTTGGTCGATTGCAAATACTTCTATGCGATCAGATCGTAGAGGCTCCAGCCTTGACCGTTGTTATCAACGACCCATTCGACGTGGTCTGTCGAAGCGAACCATCCCTTCAGTGTCACAGCGCTGTTGAAGTAGCCATCGGCTACATCGGCAGCATCTGCGACAATCAGATCCGACGCTCCGCTTTGATAGAATTGGAGCGTCGTAATGTCAGCGTTGAGGAAGTATAGTACATCCTGTGTACCACCAGTATCGGTAACGACCTGATTGCCAGTGTTGAAGTGCACGAAGGTATCGTCACCTAGGCCCCCTTCAACCGTCTGATTGCCACCATAGAGCCTGATGGTATCGTTGTCGGCACCGCCATCGGCGGTATGAGTGCCCCCATACAAAGAAATCGTGTCTGATCCTTCGTCGCCATAAATCAGCGCATTTCCGTTGCCAGCTTCAATCGTGTCGCCACCAACACCACCCATGGCTATTTGAGAGGAGCCGCCGGCGCTGACGGTGTAGTTGATCACTATCTGATCAGCTCCCTCGCCACCCGTGAGCAGTCCGCTCCCCTCACCACCGTCGAGGGAATCGTTTCCGGCACCACCAGAGAGGTCATCGTTGCCGGCTCCTCCGATAAGGATATCGTTTCCGCCTTCGCCGTGGAGCCAATCGTTACCATCCCCTCCCTCAAGGTAGTCGTCGTCCGCACCACCCCAAATGCGATCGTCCCCGCTGTCGCCAAAAAGAAAATCGATACCTGCATCGCCGTTGATAGCGTCTTGGTCAATGCCACCGTTGATAGTATCACTTCCATCGCCGCCGTAGAGGTAGTCGACCCCCCAGCCGCCGTTCAGAAGGTCGTCGCCTCCAAGACCCTCGAGAATATCACTCCCACCGTTTCCATTCGCAGTATCGTTCCCTGACGTACCATCCCAAGAATCGTTGAGAGTCGTTCCTTCAAAATGCGCCATAATGAGGCCCCTAGTTTTTGCGTTTCCATTCATAAAGCTGCGGGCAACTTTAAGATTGCGTGACAGCGGTCTGCCCACGAGCATCAGACATCGGTTAGTCTACCTTTTCTCAGGCTCAACCAAGCCGACATCCGGATCATGAAGTTACTCACAAGTATTTGCAAGGCCTATTATCCTATCGTCAAAGTTATGATTGTGAAGCAGGCTACTTCGAGAATAGTTTGAAACTCGAAATATTTCCTCGCTGATGAGGCTCAAAGTTCGAGTACATTTTTACTATCGGATCAACACTTCAGAATATCGCTAACCTTTCATAGACCCGCCTCGTGACGGTGCATCACGTTCACCCGAATTTCCTCGGTGCGCTAAGCTATCGCCGGGTCTCGATGTCGGCTCAGGAGGCGTGCAACGGGGCCATTCGGGGCCAGGTAATCACCATCGCCGATGCCGTTACGAACATCAAACAACGCCGTGAGCACGAGAAGGACGGCGGCCTGAACTGTCTTCGGGACGGTCACTTCCGTCCATCCATGATCTGGCTTCTTCAGGTAGTCAATTACGATTTCTTCCGCCTGCACCATCTTCAATTCTAGGTCCGCATCACAATCGTCATAGTCGATCAGGAGATGGTTCTTCGCCTGCTCCTTGGTGATAAGAGCCATGTCAGTCGACCTTCTCTGGCACGCCGACGCGCACCGGCTGTTGCACCTTCGCTTCCTTCATTACGCCGTCGCGACCGTCCCTGCCCTTCTTCACGGCGAGCCTAAAGCCCTTGCCGCTATCCGGCTTGTCGGCCGTCTCTTCCTGGCAGATCCAATAGCTTCCGCCCCAGGTGACGCCATCGCCCGGACGGTAGGTCTGGCCTTCCTTGTAGACGCCGCGATCAACGATGATCGGGAGGCGGAAATCTTTGACATGCCCACCGCGCATGAAGCGCAGGATCACGCCCTGGTCGGTCTCGACAAGATCAAGATCCTCGAAACCGAAGCCGTCGCGGCCATTCATGCCGTCGATGCCCTTCTCACCAAGCGCACCATCCTTCCCTACAACGGGCCCAAGGTTTCGGGTTTCGCCGTTGGTCAGGGTCACGACGAGCTCGCCGGCCCGGTCAATCATCGCACCGGCTAGGCCGATGCCATCCTTGCCGTCCATTCCATCCTTGCCGTCCTTCGGCGCTGGGATGGCAGACACGGCTTTCTCGACTGCCTTGGACACCATCCGTTGCACTTCCGCAGGATCGATACTCTCGCCATCCTTGCCGTCCTGCCCATCCCTGGGCGCCGGCAGTTCCTTGATCCGCCTCTCAACCTCAGAGGCAATAAGCGGAGCTACGTCCTCTGTCGTGACGCTCTTGCCGTCCTTCGGAGCCGGAACGGCGGCAACCGCCTTCTGGACCTCTTCCGTCACCATGGCCGGGATATCGGGCAGTTCCGGCAGTTCGATCGTGTCAACGGCAACCCTCAACGAGGCCAGTTCATCCGTGATGGTCTTACAGAGATCGGTGAAGTCAGGTCCCGTTGCGTCCTTCGGCTCTGGGAGCTCATTGAAGCGCTTCTCGATGGCATCCATGCGCGACAGGATCGGGGCCAATTCCTTGCCGACGAAATCCTTGACGACGCCGACGATCTCCTGGCCGAAGGCTTTTCCATCGAACATCAGCGCAGTCCCTTATAGATTTCGACCAGAGCGGCCCAGGCTTCAGCTTCCATCGCATTATCGTTAGCCGGGGGCTCCGGCTCTCTTGCAGGCGCCGTCCCAAAAGGATCCGCCTGCGCATCACGCCGCGCCAGAGCCTCGAGGCTGTAGTTCTGCTGTTGGAGATACGGGCTGTTGCCGCCCGCAACCGGCTTCAGGTCCAACCGCCTGCGGGCCTCGTTCGGGGACTTGATGCCGGCGCCCACGGCTTCCTTCTCGGCATTGATCAGGGCCGTTGTGTCCATCCGGAGCAGGTTATCGACATCGAACTCCGTGCCGATGTTCTCGCCCATGCCGAGGCCTTCATCGAGGCAAAGCTCGGCCGCCTCAATCAGCACCTGCAGGCACTGTGAATAATACTCGATGTTGAGCGCTTCGATATTGTTGTAGGTCGGCATAGTGCCGACGCCGATCTTGTATGGCGGGACATGGTAGGTCGAGCAGACGACCTCGGCCGACCACTTCAATTGCTCGATGAGCTGCGAGTCGACGGCCTTCGCCCGCATGGCCTCATATTTCAGGCCATCACCCAAAACGGCCACCTTGCCCGCGTTCTTACCCGAATAGTTGGCGTCCCAGTGCTCCTTGAGGCGCTTCGCCGTTTCGTCGCTGATCGCACCGGGAGCCGTCAGGATGCCTCCTGGCTGGGCTCCATTCTGGAAGAAGAGCGTGCTGTCGTTCTGGATGGCGAGGCCCTGCGTGGCGGCCAGCCCACCCGCAAAGATGGGCGAGAGGCCGATAAGCGGGTGAAAGAAGCAGTTGAATCGGTCGTGAATGACCTCACGGGCGGGGACCGTCACGCTCTCGGGAAGCCCAGCAAGGTTGTCCGTGTTGAGCTGGTAGAAAACACTGCCATCGTCCGCCACGAGGGGGGTGACGAGCGACCAGTCAAGCACGTAGAGGGCTTTGACGACGCCGCGGCCGTCACGCTGCTTGAGGATGAGGGCATTCCCACGCTGTAACTTCGACAGGATCCAGCTCTCCATGAACTGGATACGGTTCTGAAAGTGGTTCGGCTTGCGCAGGACTGGGGAATAGGCTGGGTTCGTCACCTCAGACCAGATGCCATCGCTGTCCTTCTGGACGAGCTTGATCCGCAGCTTCGAGATATCCGACGCAATCAGTGTCCTGCAGGCAAAGTCAGCATGGTTCGAAAGAACAGAGTCAGTTTTGACCTCGACATTCTGCTGCCAGGCGCCTGCGAATGCTTCAAGAATGCGATACCAGCCTCCGCGACCTTGCGCGATGGGTGATAGCTCTTTCTCGTCCGTCGCCTGAGCGCGGGAAATATTAAGGCCAAAAAGGCGCATTGGTCAGACCTTCGCTTCTGCGATCTTGGCCTTAAGGGTCTCGGCATCCCAGCCCGCAAACGGCTTTTTGCCGACAGCTTCCTGATACTGTTTGCGCAGTTCGGGTAGACCATCCGCCTTCTTCGGAGCCGTTGAGCCGCCCTTCTTCCCGCCCTTGTCATGGTCGAGTGGGTCTGCCTCGGCATAGCGAGCGCGGCCAAGTCGCTGCAGCAGGTCAGCATCCCTCGAAGCCGCAGTGAACCCATCGCCTGCCTTGAGCCGGCGCGTGCCATAGGTCAGCGGGCGGTTTGCAATCATGCTCTTGTTCATCGCGGGTTCCTTATGGATGGGCCGGCCACACGTGGCGGCCGGCCCCGTTTCAATTGATCGCCCGGTTACGGGGTCTCGGCGGCAGGGGTGCCCCAGGCGACGCCGCTGATCAGGGCGACGCCTGTATCACGGCGACGGGCCCAGTTGATCGTGCGCTCGGCGCGAAACGCGACGCTGTTGGTCTGGAACATCGACACGAGATCGGTTGCGGTCGGGGTGACCGAGTTGACGGTCGGGTTGTCCATCATCTGCAGCGATGCTTCAGTAGACATGTCGACCGCAACGCCACCGTCATCGGCGAACCAGATGTCAGTTGCGTTTGCCAGGACCACATAGTCACCAATGTACTCGGACACGATAACCGGCAGACCGAAGAAGGTACCGCCGTTCATGTTGATGCCCGGGAACTCCGGCTGGTCGAGCGCAGTGCGCATCATCGACAAGGCAAGTGCCGTGGTGGCCGACATGATCCAGACGCCGGAGCTAAGCGCGTTGCTTGCCGCGATGAATGCCGCCATGGCGAGGCGGACATCCTCACGGATTGCCGCAGCGTCATTGCCGGTCGACTGGATTGCCGTCAGGCCGTTGGTGATGGAGGCCGGCTTCACGCCAGCAGAGCCGGCGTTCGTCGGGTCGATGAACGCCGTATCGATAGCAGCAGCGATAGCCGCGGCCAGATCGTCACGAAGAAGGGTCTCTGCCGATGGAGAGCTGTCGCGCAGAGCTTCCATCGTCGCTACGGCGATGTTCGCCGCCTTGAGCGGGGAAAGCTCGGTGCGGCCCCATGCCGGTTTCGTAAGCGGCTTCGGAGCCCCCTCGCCTACCCAGTACCCGACAGAGCCGCCAGTCTGTCGGATCAGCGGCACGCGGAACGGTACTCGACGAACGCCCGGGATCCCGCCGTTTCCGAAGCGACCGACGATGGTCATAGGACGCAGGAACTCGACAAAGTCAGCGAAGCCGCCCTCGTTACCGATCAGTGCTGCGTCCGTCGTCGTATTGACTGCAGAGACAGCCGCTTTCACAACGCCAACGAGATCAGGGTCCCGAGTGCCATACTGCTCCTCGACAACCGACATCAGATCCCGACCGCCTTTCCGGGCGAGGCCCAGGCAGCGCGCGTAACGGGCGAAGCGGATTCCCTTTTCAGGAGCGGGGCTCTTGAGCACGATACCCGAGCGGGCAGCTGTGCCATCCTCAGACGACTTGATCTGGTTGTGAACCACAGGCTTCGCGGACAGGGCTTGCGCCTTCTCCAGAGCACGGAGACGCTTTAGGTCGCCGTCGATCGCGCCGACTTCCTGCTCGAGCGTGTCGAACTCTTCCTGCTCGGCCTGATCGGTCGAACGGCCTTCATCAATGGACTTCTGCATGACTTCAGCCATGCGGGCGGACTTGGCCTGACGCGAGGCCTCAAGTGCCGCGATCTGCTCTGCGATAGTCTTCATTGTCGTGCCCTCCTTCGGGCGCAAGTTGACGGATTTGATGGATTTTCCGGCAGCGCCCGGACGGACAGGCCGATCAGTTGCCTTAGGCTCTTTGCCGGTCGCGGCGAGCAGAGGGGCATCAATCGACTTGATGGTGGAGATCACCGCGTCGGCGTTGGCCGGCACGGAGACGAGAGACAGCTCAAGAACCTCGCTCTTGTTGAAGCGGACGCCGCCTTCATCGAGGAACGAGTATTCCAGAGCGCGGAACCCAATAGAGACAGCCCGCACGAGGCCGGCCTTGATCTCGCCCCAGGCAGTCTCGACGCGGTCACGGAGCGGGCCAGCCTGCTCAATGATCGGGAGACGCGCCTCGAACGTGATGCCGTCTTTGGTGGGTCTATCGAAGGTGACGGTGCCGACCGGCTTGTCGTGATCGTGTTGATGCAGGAGTGGCATGGGGTTCTTGAACTGGACGCCCAAGGGTTCCACGATGTCCCCAACCCGGTCAGGATTAGGTGTGGTGGCCACGCCGCGGATAATACGCTGGTCCTCCTCGACCGCCTTCACGGTCAGGACCGAATACATACGGTTCATTGCAAGAGTCCTTGTCAGCCCAGGATAAGCATCTGGAATTGCTTAGGCTTTGCGCCTTCGTAGGATTTCGCGGCGCCGATCGCCATGCACAGCGCCACAGCGGCGTCGATCTTGTTCACGGCCCGCTCTTTCGCCAGCCAGTAGTTGCCCCAGCGGTCGTTGTCGGTGACTGCGCTCATCATGGCCGAGATCAGCACCGGGTTCCGCTTCAGCCGAATACGCCCCTCTAGCAGAGCGTCCTCAAGCTCGCGCACCGAACCAGGCATCCATAAGCCTTCAGACTCGCGCCCTGCCGCCTTTGCCGCTTGGGCCATCGCTTCGTTTGGCTTGCCCTTTTTCGTGCCGCCCTGCGGGTGCTCGATGAACTCGACATTGATGCCCAGCGCCGCGCATTCCGGTTCAAAGCCCCTGCGGAAGGCGTAGCGGTCATAGGCCACACACTTCACGTTGAAATCGTGGGCATATTCCGCCAAGGCTTGCGCGACGTGATCGAAGCGGATGCTCTCCCCTTTCGGAGCATGGATGTGCTCGCCCTCGACCCACTGTCGATAAGGCGCCTTGTCCTTCAAAGAACGGGCGTCCAAGGTGTCTCCTGGGGTCCAGGCCTCGATCCAGGCATCATAGGTTGGCTTGCGAACGGTCTGCGTCTGACCATTGCGCTCGGACACTACCTCAACCTCTCCTGTCTTCACGACCGCCGCGAGGGCGGTGATGTCCCGGTTCTGCGACAGGTCGCAGCCGATCCAGATTTCTTTCCCCTTGTGGTCGTGCGGCTCGAAATCGGCAATGGAAGGCTCAAGAGCCGCTCGCGTCATCCAAGCCGTGTCCGCGTCCGTCCAATGGCAGAAGTGCAGGCGCAGGATGCCGTTCAATTTGCTCGGCATCGCCTTGGCCTGCGCCACGACACCGTGCAGGTATTCCTCTGTGATCGTGACGCCCAAGAGCGGGTTTGCCTTGATCCAGCAGGAGGGGTCATTCAGCGGATCATCCCCCGGATCCAAGGCGCACACATAAGAGAACGTGTTGTCGTCCAGCACTTCGCCCAGATAGAGGGCATCTTCGTCCTTCGCGTCGATGTTCCCGGCCGCGACCCTCACTGCATGCTCATGTTCAGCCCAGCAGATCGAATTTCGGTCGGATCCGCTGTTGGTGATCATCAGCAAGAGGGGCTGCCGGCGAAACTTGAAGCCACGCTCGAGGATTTCGATGATGCCGCCGTCTGCGTGCTCGTGAACCTCGTCCACAAGGGCAAAATGTGGCCGCGGGCCAGAGCCTGTCTTCTTCGTCTCCCTCGAAACGGGCCGAAAGAACGACCCCTTGGCGAGATATGCGAGGTTGTATTCCTTGCCGGGGCCGCCGCTGCGTTTGAGGCGCTTGTCGAGATCCGGCGATTTGTCGACCATCTTCACGGCATCGCGAAAAAGGATGCCCGCCTGGTCCTTCGTGGCGCCCGCGGAGTAGATTTCTGCGCCTGCCTCGCCATCAGCCATCAGGCCATAAAGCCCGATCCCGCCAGCAAGGGGCGATTTCCCGTTCCCCTTGCCCTGCTCGATGTAAGCCCGACGAAACCGGCGCCGGCCGTCCAGTTTTTTCCAGCCGAACAGCGACCCGATGATGAAATCCTGCGGAGGCTGAGACTTGAAAGCCCTACCCTCGAACTGTCCCTCGCTCAGCCGAAGCTTCTCTTCGAAGAACCGGAGCGCCTTCGTGGCTGCGGCCGGGTCAAATGCGATGTCATCCCGCTTCAGATCGTCCAGATGGCGCCTGCAGGCGTTCCGGACATGGGGGCCAGCAACGATTTCGCCTCTGACGACGGCCTCTGCATAGAGAGTGGCGCGATCAGTCGTCGAAGAACTCGTCTTTGTCATCCCGCTCGGTATCGCCTCTATTGCGTTCGTCCGTCAGGCCGAGCTCGCTCATGTAGGCCCGCATCTGCCCATGCTTCGAAGCCGGAAAACTCGTGGGGGCAAACCGGAACTCTTGCCACAACTCACAAAACGCTATCGCTGCCGGCTCCCTGGATGCATCCAGCCAAGACGCTGGCTCGATGTACCTCTTCCAGGCGGCCAACCCCTCGCCCTTCAGGTGCTTAGGGCGGGTCAACTTCCCGAAACTCTGAACGCTCGCCTCAACCGCCTCACGGATCTCTTTTTCGGTCCCGTGGCGCGTGACATTTCTTGTTCCGTCGATCAGGCGAAGATGCGCAGGCTTGGGCTTCGCGCCACGCTTAGCCATTGCAAGTATCCAATCTTAGAACGTTAATCTGCAAAAATGAGAAGTTTTGGATGCACGCCGGTCCGAGGTGGAAAGGATCTAAACCTTTGACCACCCCCCTACCACTTCAGAGTATGCTGCAGGTGCGAAATCGAAAGGTTAGGCTTTTCTCGTCACTGGGGGCCGACAACATGCCACGTTTCGATGTTATGCAGCTGCAGGAAGAACTCTGGTCCGTTATATGCCAGGGTCAAACTGTCTATCAGTACACAACTGAGGAAGAGGCCCGCTGGGCTGCTCTCGCCTTGGCGTCAAACGTGTACGGCTCTGGGTCACAAGTGCCTGTCGCAGTTACGCCGTCTGAAATGTGTGACACTTACTAAGATTTTCATGGGCCACTATCATTCTAGCGATCGAGGTCCACCGTACTACGTACAGTCTGTGAGAAGCCACGGATCGGTCTGTGGCTTCTACATCTACTACGCTATCTCGCCTCTCTCCTCACTGGTCACAAGAACACGTGGAGAAAACGAATGCCTGTTTTAAAGCGCGAGTTGGCGTTCAGTGCCGCGTATCCGTCAGGAAGCACTCGAGAGTGGTGGCATCTAGTTCTTGATACAGACGCTCCAGGGCTCTGGATAGAAAACACCCTGCAACATCAAATCACACATACTGACGTAGATTTTACCGAGAGCAAAGAGCGGTTCGGCATCAACGACTTTCTATCCATGGCGGAGGGAAAACAGGCTCATCCGATGCTTCTAGCGGCGCTACGAGAGATGTTCCGAGATATTGACGCGGGCGAGTAGAGCCAGCCGCCTATATGGGCCACCCGTCATCACCCACAGGCCGAAAGCGTCGTTGCTCTTCCCTTTGCTTGTCCCTGTTATGGTGAGGGGCGCAGAGGCTTTGCCAATTGTCAGTGTCCCAGAACAGTGCTTGATCGCCCTTATGGGGAATGATGTGATCGACCACCGTGGCCGGGGTTACTCTGCCGTCGTTCTTGCACATCACACACAATGGGTTGCACATCAGATAGGTCTTGCGGGCTTTCTCCCACCTCGTGTTGTAACCGCGCTCTCGGGCTGAGCCTCGCTTGGCGTTGTGCTCACGGTTGCGGGCTCTGCGATCAGGAGCCATCATTCAGACCCCTACCCAATAGGAAAGATTGAACGATGGCTCTGGGCATGGCGATTGGTGTGGGCCTCGGTGCCGCCTTAGGCGCTGCTATGGACAACGTCGCGATCGGGATTGCCATCGGCATCGCCTTAGGAGCAGCTGTCGGCCATTTTACCAAACGGCCGTAGCGTCGTGTTCTCTCTGCCTTGCTCTGTGATCTAGGGGCTTGGGCATCGCCACCATGACCAAATCGTAATGTCTGGATTAACCAACTGTTCACTTGCTGGGGTGTCTTTGCGCGCCGGGGCTCAACTAAGAACAAGGATCACCTATGACTTTTGGAAAGCTCGCGCTCGCTACTGTTGCTCTGGCTGGGTTCGTCAGCCTGAGCGGGCCTGCGCCACAGGCTCAACCTCTCGTCCGTATTCCGGAAATCTCATCCAAGTCCGATATCACCTACGCTCAGTACCGCCCTGGCGATCGGCGATTTGGACGCCCTCATAGGGAGTGCAAGTGGGACACCGTGACCAAGCGCGTTCAAGGCAGGATCGTAAGGGAACGTGTCCAGCGCTGCTGGACGGTCCGTCGCTAACGATAAGGGCTCTTCGGAGCCCTTTCTTTTTGGCTCAGCCTGAGAGGAGCAGAGGACAGCCGAGGCTTGATATTGGTGAGCTTGCCCATGGGCACGACTGCTGTAAGTTTTACTCGATCACAGGGCCGGGAGGAGAAATGAGCGATCACGAGATCCAGTTTGCGGGCTCACCTCCCGACTTCCTGCCCGAACTCTCCCAGATAACCGCCGAACTTAATAATGAGAGCGAACGCGGGTGTGTACTAGTATGTGCCGCGATGTTGGATGACGCGCTTGCGAAGCTGATAGCTGCATTCCTCCTCGAAGATGAGGCGAGCAAAAGGCTTTTGTCGAGCGGAGGTAGCTCGCCACTCTCGACATTTTCCAGCCGTGTATCGGCATCATTTGCGCTAGGGCTGGTATCTCAGCGGGAGAGAGACGATTGCGAGATCATAAGAAAGATCCGGAATGACTTCGCGCATGACATCATGGTTAAGCTCTCAGACCAGTCTCGTGCCGCGAGAGTTGCCAACCTGAAATCAACTTCTACCAACCTCTTCGGCGCACCCACGAATGGAACACCGCGGGCTGCCTTCACGGACGCTTCGATAATGCTCCTCTTGAGCATCAGAATGAGGATCCCGTTAGTTGAGAGCCGGCGGCGAAAGTTCGACATGGAGACCGGGTTTCCTCCGTCTGGAGCAAAGCCACCGGTGCGTCACGGCTAGGTACTACCTCAACAGCCCCAGCCTCTCGGCCAGGTGCTCCTCTACGTACTGGCCGGGGCATCAAGCATCAGTGTTTGCGCTCGCACAAAGAGCCTAAGGCGAAGCTTCCCTATGAAGCACCATTGGGAGGCCACAACTATGCTCAGCCGCGAAGCCATGTTCGAGCGAATAATCAACTCTTTGCTTTTGATCGATGGCTTGGGAGCCGTTGCCCTGCTCGGCATGTCGATCGGTCACCTGATCTAA